GCATCCTGTGCAGCTCGAACCCCGGCAATATCGGACACCTGTGGGTCAAGCAGACCTTCGTATCCGACCCATATAAAATCAGGCAGACCACGAAATCAGAAGGCGGCATGCTTCGCCAGTTCATTCCCGCAACGCTGGATGACAATCCGAGCCTGACAGAGGACGATCCCGAATATGAAGGCCGCTTGGAGGGGCTTGGTTCAAAATCTCTTGTCGAGGCCATGCGCCACGGCAACTGGGATGTCATCGACGGCGCATTCTTCGATTGCTGGAATCCGAGGAAGCACGTTATCGCGCCGTTCGCTGTTCCATCGGATTGGCTGCGCTTTCGCAGCGCTGACTGGGGCTCGGCTTCTCCCGCAAGCGTTGGATGGTGGGCCGTCGTCCAGGATGATTTTCAACTACCCAGCTTACGTGGAGGCGATGGGGCCGCATCTGCGAAAGGCTTGGCTCGATGGCTTGATCGAAGTAATCAAATTCGATCCGATGACGAAAATGATCTCGTATCGAATGACGTGTCGGCCGTGGCTGGACGAGGAATTAATAATATCCTACCACGCGGAGCGCTTATCCGCTACCGCGAAGACTACATCGCCAGCGGCCCCAACAAGGGCCTGAAACTCACTGCCGAGCAAGTGGCTGACCGGATCATCGCCCGCGAGAAGGACGATCCACGGCTTTCCTATGCAGTCATGGACCCTTCCGCCTTCAAGGAAGATGGCGGTCCCTCGATCGCCGAGCGCATCAACGGCAAGCTCGTCAAGGCAGAGCTCCCTGCGTTCCGGGAAGCCGACAATGCGCGGGTGACCAGGTTATCGGGCGCTGGAAAGTCCGGCCCGATGGGCGGATGGGATCAAATGCGGGCGCGGATGATCGGGACGGGAACTGCGGAAAATCCGGAACCGATGATCTTCTGGTTTTCGACGTGTGCGGATTCGATCCGCACCATCCCGGTGCTACAGCACGATCCGCACCGGCCGGAGGACTTGGACACAACCCAAGAGGATCACGCGGCAGACGACGGGCGTTATGCCGTGATGAGTCGGCCCTACTCGCGGACCCCGCTCAAGCCCGACGTTCCGAAGGACGGATACAGGCCGCCTTCGGAGCAAATCCCGATGGATCATTGGAAGACGATGTGATGTTTCCAACGCCGGAATGGATGTTCGCGGCTTATCCCGGATGGGCCGAAGTAAATTTTGACGTGCTCTGGACCGTTGACGAGTTGATGACATTCGATCGCTGTCCGATTGATTTCTGGACAACAGGATGAAGCCCCCAAAGCCCATCGCTCTCCCGCCCGATGCACCTTTGCAAAGCCTCGCCGTCCTTATCAACGCAAGGCTTCCCCAAGGCGCAGCCGTCAACTTCTACCGGCTTGAATACCCTGACGGCTCGACCATGACCGGGATTGTCTTTTCATGCGGGGATCGGCGCGCGAATGTGACGACACGGAACCAGCTCGGCGACGGCGACGCGGACGAGATCGTGCGCTCGGTCACGGACTGGATGGCGCAGGTCCGGCACAGCAGCATGTGGACGACTGATCCAGGGGAGGCGGCGTGATGGAAGGGCCAGGGCACCTTGTATATGCCGAACGCGAGCCGACCGTCGCCGAACAATTGGGTGCGATCACGGCGGTTGCTCGGATGCCGGAAGGACCAGTGAAAGCGGGCCTCGCGCACGCGCTTTGTCTGATTGTGAATAGGGCAAATTTCGTGATTTATCGCAAGGGCGAGGCGGCGTGATGAAATGGGTTGCTTATCCGGGATGGCGTCTGCGTGTCGAGAATGGGATTGTCTATCACGAACCGCTTATCTGGTGGAAGCGATGGCCTTTGCAGTTGGTGGCACCATTAATTCTTCGTTGGCGTAAGGTGTTTCACTGATCTGATCCAGGGGAGGCGGCGTGACTCGACAAGAGCTGCATGAACTCGCATGTCGCACTCGTGATCCTTCGACATTGAGCGACGAGGTGATCGCGGAAATGAAGGCTGCCCGCGTCGGGCCGTGGCAGCACAGCCCCGAAGAATGGCAGAAGTCGTTTGATGAAGTCTTCGCCGAAGATCGTTTTTCGAGTTTTGAGCGCGATCAGCGCGAGTTGAAAACGCGATTTCCAAAAGCGGGGATCAAATAATGGCAAAGCTCAAAGCAGCGACCCGGAATAAGCTCCCATCATCGTCCTTCGCTTGCCCGCGCCTCGCAGCACGCATCGCCCGCGGTCAAGTCGAAGATTCAGGCGAAGGTGCACCGCAAGTTCCCCGGCATCAGCCAGCCGAAATTCGATAAGGTCGCGAAGGACTACGTGAAGTGACCAAGCGCGACAATTGGGCCTCCCCCGCCGAACTCGCCGAAGCCCTCAAGTCAGGCGATGCCGGCGTGCGACGGGCGCTCAATGACGCGAAAAAACAGCGCGACAAGAAAGCCGCCGCCGAGCCGGCCCCCGCTCTCACGACCAGCCGCATCATGGCAAACGCCTGGGAGCAAGTCGCCAAGGAAGTCCTGCCGCTGTCCGCGTCGCCCAAGCAGGTCGAATGGGCGAGGCGGTTCTTCTATGCTGGCGCCAAGATGATGATGGACAACCTGCTCTACACCGACACGCTGGACGAAAAGAACGAAAGCGGCGCAAGCAGGGAAGAAATCAATCGCGTCGATGCGATCTGGCATGAATTGAACGAGTTCTTTTGCCGGTTGGGGGCGTTGCAGTGAAGTGCCGCCGCTTCTGGCGCATCTATGACGACTTCCGCCGAGGCGGGCATGGGCGTATCAGCGCGGTGCGGTATGCGTTTTTGTTGTCGAGGTAGGTGATGCCGCTTCCTTCGCAAGGCTCCAATTTCCAATCCCGCGATGGAACGCTTGGCCGATATTGGTCAACGGAGGGGCCGGACGACTTCGACTTCTCCGGCGACGATGAAGGTTTCTGGCCTGTCTCACGGCTTCGGCAGCAATACATCGATTATCTGGCCGCATGCGTCCAAGAGTATGAAGAACAGAAGCAATCGAGGCACTATTACCATGGAGCACAATGGACCCCGGAAGAAATCGAAGTCCTCCGCAAGCGCCGCCAGCCCATCATCACCGATAACCAAATTAACCGAAAAATTGACTCGGTTGCCGGCTTGGTTACGCGTCTTCGCCAAGACCCCAAGGCGTTCCCCCGCAATCCCAAGAACGCGGACGGCGCCGAGATCGCAACGCAAGCGGTCAGATCAGTGCTCGAAGCGAGCGCCTGGAAGTTCATCGACGGCGCATGCGCCACGCAGGCCGGGATCGAAGGCATCGCCGGTATCGAGTTGAAGCTTGTCGACGGCGATCATGACGATCCCGATGTGGCGATGGACCTTGTATTCGGGGATGACTTCTTTCACGATCCGCGGTCGCTCAAGCCGGACTTTTCCGATGGCCGGTTTCACGGTTTGGCGAAGTGGCTCGATGTCGAGGCGGCGATCGAGCTTTTTCCCGACAAGGAGGATGAACTTCGCACGCTGATGGTCGAGACGGGCTTCGACCTGACCACGCATGCCGATCGGGAATACAAGTGGATTTACGTCAACGAGAAGCGGCTGCGCCTGGTCGAGCATTGGTATTGCCACAAGGGCAAATGGTATTGGGCCTTTTACTGCTCGATGATTCTTCTGGCGCAGGGCGTCTCGCCGTTCCTCGATGAACGCGGCAATCCGATGTCGCGGTTCGTCATGTGGCGGGCGAATGTGGATCACGACGGGGATGCCTATGGCCTCGTGCGCACGCTCAAGGGCATGCAGGACGAGGTTAACCAGCGGCGATCAAAGGCATTGTTTCTATCCAACGTCACCAAACTGACCGGCCAAAAGGGCGCGGTCGATAGCGTCGAGACGGCGAGGCGAGAAAACGCGAGGCCGGACGGTTACATCGAATACAACATGGGCTTCGAGCCTCCGGCGCCCGACCCGAACAAGTCCGCCGATCTCGCGAACCAACTTGCGCTGATGCAGGACGCGCGGCAACAGATTCAGTCCTACATCAACGTCAATCCGACGCTGATGGCGCAGGACGACCAGCACTCAGGCGTTGCCATCAACTACATGCAGAAAGCCGGGACTGCCGAGCTGGGATCATTCCTGCGGAATTACTGCGCCTGGAAATTGCGGGTCTACAAGGCCATCTGGAACATCGTTTCCCGGACGTGGCAGGCCGAGCGTTGGATCAGGGTGACGGACAATGAGGGCCTCGCGCAGTTCATCCAGTTGAACGGCCTCGAACTGGATCAGTGGGGGCAGCCCGTCATCATCAACGCGATCGGTTCCTTGAATGTCGAAATCGCGATGGACGAAGGGCCGGATGTCGCGAACGTGATGCAGGATGCCTATGAGATCATCAAGGATGATCCGACGATCCCGTGGCAGATCAAGCTCGAGTTCATGCCCATGCCGGCGTCGATGAAAAAGGCGATCGAGCAGAAGCTTGCACAAGCGCAACAGCAACAGGCCCCCGATCCGAAGCTCCAGGCCGTCCAGATGAAGGCGCAATCGGACGAGCGCTCGGCGCAGTTGAAGGCCAACATCGACCAGCAGAAGGGCGCGGCCGAGGTCCAGAAGGCCAACGTCCAGGCGCAGGCCGAGCAGTTCAACGCCCAACAGGACGCCCTTGCGCGGACGCAGGACCAGCAGGCAGCCCGCGAGCAGCATGCGAACGACCTCCGCATGGAAGTCATGCGGGTCGAGGCCGAGCGCGAGAAGATCAGGCAACAGATGGATCAGGCGCGGCAGGACCACGAGTTCAAGATGGCCGAGCTTCGGGCGCAGCACGTCACGCGGCAGGCCGAACATGCGGCGAAACGCAAGGCGGCGGCGATGCAGGCGAGGCGGCGGCCGACACAGGCCGGGGCGCGGACGTAAATGGCAAGCATCCTTCCCGCCATTGTCTTTGCTAACAATAATGACGACAAGGACGGCTGGATTCTCACTTGGTCGCCGATGCGCAACGGAGATATCGGGATTACGCCGTCGCAATATCAGCCATTGTTCTGCGGATACAGGGATCGAAGCCTTCAGGTCGAAGGAACGGCGGGGGCCGGTTTTAATCTAGCATGGGAAGGGTCGAACGACGGGGTAAATTACCATGCTCTCAAAGACCCATTTAACGAAGTTCTCAATCTCGCGACGGTTGGCGTGATCGCTGAAATACTCGAAGCATGCGTCTTTTATCGACCTCATGTCACCTCCGGGGACGGTACGACCTCTGTTGCCGTGACCGCGTTTTACGGGAAAACCAAGCCATGACGACAGGTCGGGAAAAGACTGCGGCATTCGAATCGCTCAAGAAAATCGGAGAAATGTTGCCCGGCATTTTTGAGGCATTCCAGCAATGGGCGGAATTCGGTTCGCTGCAGCAAGCTGCGGAGGCTGATGCAAAACAAGTAGCATCGCAGGCCGCCGCAGCGAAATCAAGTCTCGGGCAGGCCCGTCTAGAGGCGGAAGCCGAGCGGCGCAGGCATTCGGAAAAGCTCAATGAGGAACGTATCGAGACCGATCGCATCGTCGCGGCCAAGCAGGCGACTGCCGCGAAGCTGTTGAGCGATGCCGGCGCAGAGCATGATCGCGTCATCGCCATGGCCGCGAAGAATGTCGAAAATCAAATGGCTCGACTCGAAAGGCTTAAAGTTCAACACGCCGACCTGATGGCGGAAATCGCGGCCGAGAAGAAAACTCTCGATGATCTCAAGGCCGCCGTGGTCGCGAGGCGAGCCGATCTCGCCAAGGTCAATTCAGCCATTGCCGAAGTCCGGGAAAAACTCGGCATAAAGGTCGGATGAGCGACAACCTCACAGGAGAGCACCATGGCATCCTTCACCATCAACAACCTCAACGCCGGTTCGCAGCAAAGCCTGTCGTCATCCTACAAGTCGATTATTTCCATCGGAGCCGCGACCGGCGCGACCACGCTGCGCCGAGTGTGGATCACGGAATGCGAATGGGGTGCGACCGACGTGCCCAACGCCACGGACTGCCCGATCCTGTTCTCGATCGACCAGCAGACCGCCGCCGGCACCGCGACTTCGCTGACGCCGATCGCAACCGACCAAGGTGGCGGGGATGCGGCGGCGCTTGGAACCTATCTCGCCAATTACACGGCGGAAGGCACCATCACCGCCTCGACCACGGTATTCTTCAAATCGATCAACCAGCGCGCCTCTGACAAGCAGTGGTGGCGCGACAAGGCGACCTGCCCGATCATCGCGGCCACCAATCTGAAAGGCTGGACGATGCGCGCGAAGTCGCCGAACTACGCCTCGACCATCGGAGTGCAGGCATCCGTCGAGGAATAAGCGCCATGAATGCCTTCTACAAGTTTTGGCATGAGCTGCGGGACATACCGCAATGGCGGTACGACCGTTTTTGCGCCGCTTGTTTTGCCAGTTTACTGGCCGGTCTGTGTTGGCTGGTGATGTGGGCTTGTGGGAAAGGCAATTCATTCATAGACGGGGCGGTGGTTACGTTCTGGTGGCTCGAAGCATTCAATAGTTGCGGCGGCAGGTCGCCTCACTGATGTTCAAGGGCTACGGCTACAATCTCGTCACGCAACCGTTCTGCCAGCCGATCGAGCACGATACGTTCCAGTGCGCCCACTGCAACAAGACCGTCTTCATCGATCGCAAAGAGCCATCGCCGTGGTGCTCGTGCTGCGACCGGCAATGGTGCGGGCAGGCCAAATGCCGGGAATGCGTGCCGTTCATGAAGAAGATCGAGGCCGAAGAAGCCGAGGCCCGCGCCAAGATGCTGCTGTGGAGGGCCTGCGATAATGTCTGACCTCAATCCGTGCCGCTGCGGGTCGCCTGCCGCCGAGCATTTTCGTGGTGAATGGTGCAACGACTGGAACGCCAATCATCCCGAACAGATCGAGCTCGACAATCCGGCTGCGTTGGATGATTTCCGCGTCGCCTGCTCGACCTTTCCGAAGTGCCCGCTCAATACCGGATGGTGCGCGCCGACGCTCAAGGAGACCGCGCGCATTCGCGCGCTGTGGAACACGATGAACCCGGGACATTCAAATGGCAGCAACCCCATCACCCAACTACAGCGACCAGCAGTTACTCGCGAGTGATACGACGTTTCAAAACCGCGTGCGGCAGTCGATGATCGCCGCCTGCATCTCGATCAAGAATGAAGCAGTCACCGTCGCCTTTCATCGAGAGCGCGAAACTTTCGTCGTCGCATGCACGAATCAGCCCGATACGTTCAAGCTGATATTCGCGCAGTCGGTCGCGACGAACGCCTCCGTGATCGGCGATGCGACTGTCGGTGGCACCGTGCCCCTGACATCGGGCAATGCGGCGACGCAGGCCGCACTCGTCACCGACGCCCATGTCGATGCGGCGATCAGCTCCAACTTCAACAGCTTCTTCAGGACGCCGGCAAGTTGACCGGAGGCCGTCATGGCGATGGTCCCTCACATCGGCGTCGTCTATGACAGGGCGACCCTGACGCCGCGCAGGATCATTGATCCGGGCCTCGATCATCACCCGACATTAGGGATGGTTCCGGCTTCAAAGCCCAGATACGAGGCACTGATCGACGGAACACATGGGCTCTCTCCTGGCGAGGCGATGGCAATAATCCAGAAGAGCCAGGTGGCCGGGAAAAGCCTGATCGAGATCGCAAAGGCGGCCATTCTGCTAAAGACCGGCCGACACCCTCCAGACCTCGGCCTGAAATGACCGTCGTTTACGTCCTCTCCGGCACCTCGACGGTCATTCCGAGCGATTGGAATTCGGCATCCAATACGGTCGAGGCAATCGGTGGTGGCGGAGGTGGTTCAGGTAATACTGGAAACACCGCAGATTCGGCAGGCGGGGGTGGTGGCGAGTACCGCAAGAATACGAACCAGTCCTACACCAAAGGCGCGACGCGGACATGCGCTGTAGGTAGCGGCGGCCCTGGCGGGACTGCGGCATCGGGGACGGCCGGTGGCGCAACATCTATCAAGGCCGACGACAACTCCACTACGGCAGTGCTGGCGAACGGCGGCAATCCTGGTGTTGGCGGTACACCAGGAACAGGCGGCACAAGTGGCACTGGAACGGTCGGCAATAATGGCGGTGCTGGGGGCGCATCGCCTAATGCCGGGTGGGGCGGTTCTGGTGGCGGCGGCGCGGGCGGCAAAAATGGGGCGGGAAAAACTGGCGGCGCAGGTGGGTCTAGCGGCACCGACGACGGAGGCGGCGGTGGTGGCGGAAATGGCGGCGGAAGTGCAACTGCCGGATCGGTGCCAAGCGGTCAGACAGGTGGGCAAGGTGGCACAGCATCGGACGGCACCGCAGGAGGCGCTGGTGGCGGCACTGCTACCAACGGCACTGATGGCACCAATGGTGCAGGCGGCGGTGGCGGCGGCGGAAGTTTAGGCGTCACTGCAGGTACTGGCGGCAAAGGCGGCAATGGCAATGAGTGGGATTCCACCCACGGCTCTGGCGGCGGCGGCGGCTCCGGTGGCGGCCATAATGGCAGCGGCTCCGTGGGCAATGGCGGCAATGGCGGCAACTACGGCGGAGGCGGCGGGGCCGGCGGAACCGCCAACGCCTTCATTTCGTCAACGGGCGGCAGCGGTGCCCAGGGCATCATCGTT